GGTCTGAACATCGATTTTGTCGTGGCGTCCGGCAGTACCGTGACTGGCCTGTCCGGCACGCAGCTGAACAACGCTACCGAAGCGACCACCAACACGCTTGACCTGCACCTCGTGCAGCCGGTCCCGCGTGATGACAACGCCATCGGGTATTCGTGCAAATGGCTGGTGACGATCAACCGTCACCAATACAGCAACCAGGTCGCAGGAGTCTAAATCATGGCTGGCATCATCAATACCGGTACCCATCCGAAAGCACTCTGGCCTGGCGTCTTCTCGATGTTCGGCCTGTCCTACAACAACCGCGACGAATGGCGCGATCTGGTCACCGTCCAGACCTCCGACAAACATCGCGAAGAGATGGTCCAGAACAACGGCTTCGGCCTGGCATCCATCAAGGAGCAAGGCGGCTCGATCGCCTACGACACCACGAGTCAGGGCGGCACCGCCACGGCCTACCACGTGGTGTACGGCCTGGGATACATCATCACGCGCGAGGCGATCGAGGACAACCTCTACGAGAAGCTCGCGATGGCCCGCGCCAAGGCGCTGAAGCGCGCAATGGTCGAGACGAAAAACACGGTCGTCGCCAACTGGTTCAACCGTGGCTTCGATTCGAACTATAACGTCGGCCCGGACACCAAGCCGATGTTCTCGACCACGCATACGTCGAGCTCGGGCAATCAGAGCAATATGCTGGCGACCGCAGCCGACCTGTCCGAAGCTTCGCTGGAAGACCTGGTCATCCAGGCCAACGGCGCGACCGACGACCGAGGCAACAAGATCGCGCTGCAAGTACGCTCGCTGCACATCCCGCGTCAACTTGAGTTCGAAGCAGCCCGCATCCTGAAGTCTGTCCAGCAGAACGACTCCGCCAACAACGCAATCAATGCACTGAAGGCGATGGGCACGTTCCCGGAAGGCTTCAAGGTCAACCACTTCTTCACCGATCCGGACGCGTTCTTCATCCGTACCGACGTGGAAGACGGCCTGACGCTGTTCCAGCGCCGCGAGCTGGAGTTCACGAAGGACAACGACTTCGGCACGGAGAATGCATTGGCAAAAGCTACAGAACGATATAGCTTGCAAATTGGCGACTTCCGCAACTGGTACGGCAGCCAGGGCGCCTAACGGCATCTCGCGTGCCAGCAGTGCCGGCTCTCTGTCCGGCGAATGAAATGGGCGGCTTCGGCCGTCCTTTCCTTTTTGGAGAACAAAATGCCTTACTCGAATTTCCCGGGTGGTTTTGCCAACGGCATCACCATCCGCAACGTACCGCTCGTCACCACCAACCCTGGCCAAGTCTTCTGGGTCTACAACGGCACGGCCATGCAAAAGGGCCAGCGTGGCGGCTCCGATGGCAACAAGGGCACATATGACAGCCCGTTTTCGACCATCGCATACGCGATCAGCCAGTGCGTCGCCAACCGTGGTGACATCATCTTCGTCAAGCCCGGCCACGCTGAAACCATCACCACGACGACCGACCTGGCTCTGAACGTCGCCGGTGTCGCGATCGTCGGCCTTGGCGTCGGCTCGATGCGCCCTACCCTGACGTTCAGCACGAATGCCACGGCCAATATCCCGGTCACGGCAGCGAACGTCACCGTCTACAACATCCTGCACTTGGCCAACGTGGCTGACTGCGTGTCCGCATACACGGCAACCGGCACGGCAACGCCTACCGACTTCACGATCGATTCGTGCGAGTTCCGTGACGTGGCGTCCAACAAGAACTTCATCAAGTGCGTCACCGGCAACGCTACGGCGAACTCGATGGACGGCCTCACCTTCTCGAACAACAAGGTTTTCGGCCTTGCCACGACCGCCGCCACCCAGGCCTGCATCATGGCCGCCGCGAACGACCGCCAGTCCTACCTGGACAACTTCGTTGTGTACCCGATCCTGAACGACACCGCAACCCTGGTCGATTTCGGCGCCAATAGCCATACGAACCTGAACATGGGCCGCAACAAGGTGTTCCGCCCATCGACCAGCACGACTGGCGGCTCCCTGTTCAGCGGCGGCTCTACTGCTTCGACGGGCTACGTGTATGACAACTACTCGTGGCATCTGGATAACTCGGCCGGCCTGCTGGCTCCAACGGGCACGAAGCTGGGCTTCCAGAACAACTATTCGATGATCACCGGTGCCGCTGACAAGTCGGGCCTGATCAATCCTGCTGCCGTCTAACGAAAGGAAATATCATGGCCTACTCTTCCGATTGGTTCCTGGAGCAAGCACGCCTCGGGAACATGTATCACGCCTGCACCACGGGCGCCGTCACCCTGTCGACCGTCAGCGCAACCTGCACTGGCCTGGTCCTGTCCAATCCCATCGGCTCGGGCAAGAACCTGGTGGTGGAAAAGGTGCGCTTCGCCCCGTCGACCGCCCCTGCCGGCGCCGCGGTTGTTGGCCTGGCCATCAGCCCGGCCGTGCAGACGACCGAGGTTACGCACACCACGCCGGCCGTCATCCATAACGCGATCGCCACCGGCAGCAACCTGAATGTCGGCGTCGGCAAGGCTGATGCAGCCGCCACGCTGGGCGCCGCACCGGTCTGGCTGCGTCCGATCGGCAGCGTCGTTGCAGCATCCTCGATCACCCCGGGCATGTATGTGGACGAGACCAAGGGCGACATCATCCTGCCGCCCGGCACGAACCTGTCGTTGTCGTACCTCACCACGGCTGCGGTCGGCATCGCCGAAATGACCTGGGTTGAAGTCCCGATCTAAACCAAAGAGGGCTTCGGCCCTCGTTTCGGAGACTTCTCCATGGCACACACAGCAGACATCACCAAACTGAACGACGGCGATCGGTCGGCAGTTTTCCACGTCTTCATCAAAGGCGATGGCGCCAGTCCCGACTTGTCCAAGCTTACGTTGATCGACCCGAATGTCGACCTGTCCCCGAAGCTTGGCAAGCGGCCGTCGCTCACGATTACCGCACTCTGGTACAGCCTGGCGGGCTTCGATGCACGCCTCGAGTTCGATTACCTGAACGATGAAACGGGGGTCTGGGCACTTGCGCAGGGCAATCCTGCTGATCTCTGTTTCGACAGCTTCGGCGGCATCAAGGACCGGTCTCCGGTGGACGGCACCGGCAAGCTGATGCTGACGACGAGCGGCCTTCAGTCCGGCATCGGTTCGATCATCATCAAAGTACGGAAGGACTGACATGGAACCGTCACTCAACTCCACGTCTATTGCTTACGAGGCAAGCCGCATTGTCAAGCAAACCCCAGGCACTCTCTATGGGCTGACTGGCTACAACTCGAAGTCGTCGGCGCAGTTCATCCTGATCTTCGATGCCCTGCTTCTTCCAGCTGATGGCACAGTACCGTCGATCATCATTGCGGTTGCTGCTACCACGCCGTTCAGCCTCGACTACGGCAGTCTGGGGCGGCAGTTCAAGCGCGGCATCGTGATCTGCAATTCCTCGACCGCCAATACGAAAACCATCGGCAGCGCTGATTGCTGGTTTGACGTCCAATACAGGTGATCCATGGCTAAGCTCTCTATCGGCGATGGTTCGGCGCGTGCTGTTGTTGGCACTACGACCAACGACAACGCGGCAGCGGGTAACGTCGGCCAGGTCGTGACCGCCACCGTGGCCAGTGGCAGCGCCGTTTCGCTCACCACCGACACAACTGCGAACGTGACCAGCATCAGCCTTACGGCAGGTGATTGGGACGTGAGCGGTCAAGTGGATTATGTCCTGACCGGCGCTACCAGCACCTTGCAGCAAATGGGCATATCCCTGACGACCGCCACTTTGCCATCGCAGGCAGGCGGCAGCGGCTTGGGCACCGACCCATTGCGCTTGTCGCTGCTGCAGACCACGACGATTACCGGAACGATGAATTTACCCGTGGGGCCAGTGCGCGTTTCATTGTCCGCCACCACTACGGTCTATCTCGTTGCGCAGGCGTCGTTCTCGGCTGGCACGGTGACGGCCTACGGCACAATCCGGGCACGGAGGATGCGATGAGCGACCAATTCATTCTTGGCGACGCAAACGCCATATGCGATGTATGTGGCTTCAAGCACAAGCTGTCCCAGCTGCGCAGGCGTTGGGACGGCGCCATGGTTTGCAATGTCGACTATGAAGCGAGACACCCGCAAGATTTCGTGAAGGCCCGCCCCGAGCGCAACCACCTCAAGAACGCGCGGCCGGGCGCTGACCCGTGGTTTGTTGATGCGAACGAGATCACGGCGGCTGACCTATGACCACGAGCGGAACAAACACGTTCTCCCTCTCGCGCGACGACATCATCAATTCGGCCGCGCTGGAGACTGGCGATCTTGCGCTGGGCGATACCTTGGATGACACCACGCTTGCGCAGTACAACCTGCGCTTGAACTCCTGGGTGAAGTCCCTGATGGCCGAGGGCGCAAAGCTGTGGGCGATGGAACTGGCGACGCTGTTTCTGGTGCCTGGGCAAGCTCAATACGCGCTTGGCGGAAGTGCTCACTGCACGACCAACTACGTGCGCACGACGCTATCCGCAGACGCCGCAGCGAGCGCGAGCACCGTGTCGCTGACCAGCTATGCAGGCATGACGGCCGGCGATAACATCGGCATCCTACTGGACAGTGGCACGCTGTACTGGACCACGATCAGCGGCACGCCCGGCTCGACGACGACACTTGCTGTCGCCCTGACCGGCGCAGCATCCGCAGGTGCGCAGGTGTTCACGTACACGACCGCGATCAGCCGGCCGCAGCGCATCGACCCGGACAGTGCGTACTGGCGATCGACCGCGTTGCAGGACACGCCGGTGGCGATGATCTCGCGCACCGAATATGCCCAACTGGCTACCAAGAGCACGCGCGGCAAGATCGTACAGGCCTACTACGACCCTCAACTCGGCACTGGGCAATTGTCGCTCTGGCCGACTCCGGACAGCGCTGGCGACGTCCTGTGCTTCTGGTACGAGCGGTTGCTGGAAGACTTCAACGATGGGATTGACACGCCAGACTTCGCGATCGAGTGGGGTGAAGCGCTGATTCTCGGGCTGGCTCACCGCATGGCGCCATCGGCAGGTCTGACGCTGGCCGAACGCCAAGACCTAGAACGACGTGCTGCGCTCGCGCTGGACAAGGCTGAGGGCTACGACCGCGAGAACGTTGGCGTGTTCTTTCAACCGGATATGCGATGAACCTGATTTCGATGACATATGGCGCCGGCTTTGCTCCGGTGGCTGCGCCGTCGATGCGTGAGCGCGTGGGGCGTCTGCAGGAAGAGTTGATGAAGCTTCCTCAGTACGAGCCCGAGACGAAGCACTACTTCCACGGCGGGATGTACTGCCGCGAGGTATGGCGTCAGGCCGGCGTGCTAGTCGTGGGGAAGGTGCACAAGAAGGAACATTTCTACCTGATCGTCAGTGGCACGGTCTCGATCACGACTGACGAAGGCGTCCAGCGCGTGACCGGGCCGCACCTGTTGAAGTGTTCGCCCGGCACGAAGCGCGCCGTGTTCAGTGAGACAGACGCGTTGTGCATGACATTCCACGTCGTCGATGCGCAGACGGTTGATGAGGCCGAAAACGAACTGGTTGAGCCCGACGAGGCTGACATGTACGGCCCCGGGAATCGTTTGCAATATCAAACTCAAGAGGTACTCCCATGACATTCTGGGTAGCAGGCGCGGTCGTAGTCGGTGCTGGCATCAATGCATACTCGTCGAATAAGGCATCGAAGGCACAGCAGCAAGGCGTGAGCGATGCGAACAGCGAGCAGGCGCGTGAATATGACCAGACGCGTCAGGACCAACTGGACCTGTTGAAACAGCAACGCGAGGATCAAGCTCCATGGCTCGACGCTGGCAAGAACGCACTGGCGAAGCTGGCATCTGGCGTCGACCTGTCGACCGACCCTGGCTACCAGTTCCGCCTTAACCAAGGCACGCAGGGTATCCAGCGCGCGGCATCTGCGCACGGCGGCCTGTACTCGGGGGCTACCCTGAAGGCGTTGGCACGCTTCAATCAAGACACGGCATCGCAGGAATATGGCAATTCGTGGAACCGGCTGGCATCGATTGCAGGCTTGGGCCAGACCGCCACGAACCAGATCGGTCAAGCCGGTCAAAGCGCCTACGGCACGATTGCCAACGCGGGCATGAACGCATCGAACAACATCGGTCAGAACATGATGGGCGCCGCGAACGCGCGTGCATCCGGCTACGTCGGCGGCGCTAACGCGATTGGCAATGGCATCAGCCAATACCTGAACTACAACCAGAATCAGAACCTGCTGAATAGCCTGTCGCGCGGCAACGGCTACAACTCATATAACCGCTATTCCGGTGGCTATGACGGGTATACCCTGCCTAATGGCGAAAGCCTTGGCTCGTAAAGGAACAATATGCCAATCGATCCTAACATCGCCCTCAGCATCAAGCCGGTCCAAATCGCAAACCCGCTTGAGCAGTACATGCAAGTGCAGCAGATCCAGCAGGCGCAGAACCAGAACCGCCTGGCGGACCTGATGTACACGAACCAGCAGCGCGACGCAGATCAGGCCATGCAACTGAACGAGCAGTACAAGAATGCTATTGGCGCTGACGGCAATATCGACCGCACGAAGCTGTTTGGCGGCATCGCGTCGGCTGGGCTTGGCTCCAAGTTGCCGGCGATCCAAAAGCAGTTCCTCGATACCGATACTGCGCAGGCGAATTTGAAGAAAGTCGGCGCTGAGACGGGGAAAATAACACAGGAAACCACCGGCATGGCCGACGACCAGCGGGAGAAGAAGCGTCAGCGCGCCATCACTGACATTGCAGGCTTCAAGACCCCGCAGGAAGCTCTCTCCAGTCTGGATGCTCACCAGCAAGCGGGCGACCTGACACCGGAGGCCGCTGCCGCCGTCCGCGCCACGATCCCGACGAACCCGGCCGACTTCCCAAAATGGCAGGTCGGAATGCTGCAGAGGATCATATCGGCCGGCGATGCGCTGAAGCAGTTAAGCCCGGATGCGAATGCGAAGCTTCAATCCGATACCAGCCTCAAAACTGCCGGAATCCAAGCGCAGACGGCGGCAAACAGGCTGGCGTTCGACAAGAGCCAGGCGGAAAGCAATCAGGACGCGCCGATGGACCCGCTTGCCGTGCGCATGACGGCCCAGCAGTACTTAGCCGGCGACAGTGGTGCGCTTCAGAATTTTGGGCGCGGGGCACAGGGCGCGGCCAATCTGAACGCCGTTCGCCTGGAGGTAGCAAGGCAGGCCAACGCCGCGGGCATGAACGGTGCTGATATCGCGGCAAAGATGGCTGAATTTGCAGGCCTGAAGGCGGGCCAGCGCACGGCCGGTACGCGCAGCGCAAGTATCGAAATCGCGGCCAACGAAGTGGCGCAGCTCGCACCGATTGCGCTTGATGCATCCGCCAAGGTGGCACGCAGCGGGTTCCTGCCATTCGGTAAAGCACAGGTCATGTTCGACACGAACACCAATGATCCGGCGATGAGGCAATTCGCAATGGCCAACACCGCTCTGGTGAACGCGTATGGGCAGGCGATGGCCCGCAACGGAACTGCAACCGTATCCGACAAGGACCATGCGCGAGAAATGCTGTCCACGGCATTCGACCAGCCATCATACGCCGCAGCGGTGGCGCAATTGCAAAGGGAGACGCGTGCAGCACAAGCAGCTCCGAAGCAGATCCGCAAGGATCTTTCGGATGCGATTTCCGGTCGAGAAACCACGTCAGCGGCATCGGCTACAGCAAGTGTGCCAGCGACAAATTCCAAGGGCTGGACGCTGCACGTCGACGCTGCAGGCAATAAGGCATATGTCGCTCCCAATGGTAAAGATTACGAGGTAGTCAAATAATGCCGTTCGATCTTTCGACCGCGAAGCCAGTCGCATCCGGCGGCTTCGATCTAAGCTCCGCCAAACCTGTAGTTGATGTCGATGCGCAGAATAAACCGAGCATCATCGCATCGGTCGGCGCAAGCTTAGGCAAAGGGCTAGGTGACGTGGCGCTAGGCGCGCAGAGCCTAGTAGGTAAGGGCTTGCAAAAGGTTGGCGAAGCGGTGACGCCAGACCAACAGAGCTTGTCCGGCCTGGTCTCCGGTAAAAAGGATCGCGGCCTGATCCAGTCGGCCGGCGACTGGCTGGTCGATGACGCCGCAAGCGGTCGTGCGAAGCTCGGCGCTGAGCTTGCGCCCTACAAAGAGGCTCACCCAACCGCAACCAGCTTTGGTGAGGTGGGCGGGAATCTTGTCGGCACGGCGCCCGTAGGCGGCATATTGGCAAAAGGGGTGCGCGCGGCCGCGCCGATTTTGGCTCGGGTCGGTATGTCCAGCCCTACCCTGCAGAGTCTGGCCAACGCGGTGGAAACCAGTGGCTTCCGCACCGGGGCGCCGGCCGCAACGACTACCGGACAGCGCTTGGCGGATATCGCCATGCGTACCACGGGAGGCGCGGTCACTGGAGGCACATCGGCGGCATTGGTCGACCCTGAGCATGCTGGTACAGGGGCGATTGTGGGTGCGGCCCTGCCGGGGGTGACGAAGGTAGTTGGCGCTACCGCGCGTGCTGCTGGACGTACCATCAAGGGTGGCGAGATATCGCCAGAAGTGGCGGCCCTTGCAGATCGTGCGAAGCAGTTGGGGATCGACATCCCGGCTGACCGTATCGCCGACAGCAAGCCATTGAATGCCGTGGCCGCAGGCTTGAATTACGTCCCGTTCAGCGGGCGCGCCGCGACCGAGCAAAATATGCAGAACCAGTTGAACCGCGCGCTCAGTGCCACGTTTGGCCAGAATTCTGCAAACGTGACAGCAGCACTGCGCAAGGCACAGAACGACCTTGGCGGCGAATTCGACCGCGTACTGCGCTCCAACACTGTTCGCGTCGATCAGCCGTTTCTGGATGCGCTGGCGCAGGCCGAGAGCCGCGCATCAAGTGAACTCGGATCGGATGGCGCGAGGGTTATCAAAAATCAGATCGACGAGATCATGGATAAGGTTGGCTCGGACGGCACGATCGACGGCCAGGCGGCCTACAACATCAAGCGCACGCTCGATCGGATTGGACGCCGTAACACGCCGGAAGCCTATTACGCATCGGACCTGAAGCGTGATCTGATGGGCGCGCTAAACCGCTCGATGACGCCGGAAGACGCGGCGGCTTTTGCAACGACGCGACAGCAATACGGCAACATGTTGGCTCTCGAAAAGCTGGCAAAAAACGGGGTGGACGGCGATATCTCGATCGCCCGCTTGGCTAACCTGAAAAACATCAACAACAAGGACCTGCAAGAGTTGGCAGATATTTCTGCGCAGTTCCTGCGTCCGCGTGAAGGACAGCATGGCGCAGCGCAACGTGCAACTGCTGCAATAGTCGCGACCGTGATGGGTGGGCCGCTTGCGGCGGCTGGCGGGATCGCTGCTGGGCGAGTGACGAATAAAGCACTAAACAGCAACACCCTCAAGGATTTAATGACGGGCCAGCCCGTGCAGAATCCACTTATTCAGGGCGCTATGAGCCCGAACCTGCTCCAGCATCTTTATCGCTCTGCCCCAGTGGGCGCTTCCGATTAGCGCCCTCACGGAAGCCCTGGATAAAGCTGTAGATGGCAACTAACACTAGGAAGGCTAGTGCCTTCCACAATTTGAAGGCGATGAAGTCGCTCACTGTTTCCTCCTGACTAAGCTTCACAGCTTACCACCAACCCGCCCGGGCAACTGCGGCGGGTTTTTTATTTGCCAAATCTATGCAGATTCCATTAGTCGGCGGCGCGTATCAATCACGCTCGCTGAACCTCGACGCACAACGCTCGATCAATCTGTACCCCGTGTTGGGCGAATCTGGTACCGCCAAGTCCGTGCGCGCGCTGTTCGGCACGCCCGGCCTGCGCCGGCTGGCTACGCTCGCCGGCGGAGCGATCCGAGGTCTGTATCGGCCGTCGATCGGTGATGCCATTGCTGTGGCCGGCTATAACGTCTACCGCGTGGCATCCGACTTCACGACAACGCTGGTAGGAACGATTGATGCTGACGATACGGTCGCTTCGATCAAGGACAACGGTACGGCGGCGGTGATCGTGACGGGTAACTTTGGCTACACGCTTGACCTGGCCGCCAACACGATCACGCAGATCACGGATGGCGCATTCTATGGCGGCACGCGTGTCAGCTACAACGACAACGCGTTCATTCTCGAGCGCCCCGGAACGAACCAGTTTTACATCAGCGCGGCAGATGGGTCCGTGACGTTCGACGCGCTCGACTTCGCTAGTGCCGAGAGCAACGCAGAGCCGATCGTGTCGCACATCGTGAACCATGGGCAGATCTTGCTGTTCAAGCGCACCGTCACCGAAGTGTGGGGCGACAGCGGGAATCCGGACTTCCCCTATTCTCGTGACGGTAACGCGCTGATCGAGCAGGGCTGCGCCGCTACTCACTCAGTGGTTGACCTGGACAACTCCGTGTTCTGGCTGGGCGAAGATAAGAACGGGCGCGGCGTGGTCTGGCGCCTGAACGGCTACACACCGCAACGTGTCTCGCACGATGGCGTCGAGAAGGCGATTCAGGGCTACAGCGATATCTCCGATGCGCGGGCCTACGCCTATCAGCAGGAAGGTGAGACGTTCTATGTGCTGACATTCCCCAGCGCGAACGCGACATGGGTCTATGGCGTGAAGGCCAATCTCTGGCACGAACGGGCGTGGCGCGATCCGGATACCACTCTGTTGAACCGGCACCGCTCGAATTGTCACATGCTGTGGGCTGGCCAGCATGTCGTCGGAGACTGGGAGAACGGCAATCTGTACGCACTGGACCTCGATTGCTTCGATGACGACGGCGATCCCCTGTTGGCCCTGCGCTCGTCGCCGCATGTGGCTGACGGTGACTATCGCCGCATCCGCTTCCACGGCCTGCAAGTGGATGTCGAGGCCGGCATAGGCCTGATGACAGGTCAGGGAGACGACCCGCAAATGATGGTGCGCTGGTCTAACGACGGCGGCCACACGTGGAGCAACTTACGGACGACACCGATGGGGCAAATCGGCCAGTACCGCGCACGCGCACGATTACGTCGCCTAGGGTCTGGCCGAGATCGAGTATTTGAGATCTCTATTTCGGATCCGGTCAAGCGCGTGATCCTGGGTGCATCCGTTGATGCCGAAGGTCTGACTCGATGAGCAGCCTGAATCTTTTCCCGGCGCGAGTGCCGATCGGTGTTGTTCAGCCGGACGGAACGGTACTGATGACGCCGGAATTCGTGCGTGCGATGCGGGCGCTGTCGGAGCGCCTGGGCGGCATCGAGGCCTTTAGCACCGATGATTTGGCCATCCTGGCATCCAGCGTGGCGCAGACCGGTTCTGCACAGTCGCAGGCCATCGAGGACATTGCAGCACTGACGCCGCCGGATTTTTCTGGCTTGGTTGCGGCACTGCTGGCGGAAGTGCAAGAGCTTCGCAGTCAGGCAAACCAGTTCATCCAGATTCAGTCCGAACTTACCGAGCTTCGCAAGGACGTGGCTGGGCTGTCGATTGCTCCATACGATCATCCGTTCCGTTCCGAGGTAGCCGAGGTGCGCAAGACGCTGGAAGGCGTGGAACTATTGGCCACGTACCGCGATCCTGGTCGCGTCGATTGGGAGCATCCCGGCAAGATCGGCTCGCTCGCCGCGAATTCCGGTGCATTCACGACCATTAGTGCGACTGGCCAGATCACCAGCACTCTTGCCACTGGGACGGCGCCGTTCGTAGTTAGCAGCACTACACAAGTTTCAAACCTAAATGTCTCTCAACTTGAAGGAAAGACATGGGCGGTGCCTGGAACGATTGGCTCAACAACGCCAAGCACTGGCGCATTTACAACTATCAGCGCATCCGGGCAGATCACCAGCACCGTTGCGACCGGCACGGCGCCGTTCTCGGTTGCGTCCACAACGGTTGTGCCGAACTTGAACGTTTCCCAGCTGCTGGGCGGCACATGGGCGATACCCGGCACGATCGGATCGACCACGCCTAATACTGGGTCATTCACCACATTGACGGCATCGGGCAACCTTTTTGTCGGCGTCAGTAGCGGGTCAACCAGTTTGATCATCAAGTCTGTTTCGGAAGGCTTCGATGTCATGTATTCCGGTGGATCTACGTCCACTCCGAGTCTCGGCGTTAAAGCAGCAACCGATATCAGCTGGAATGCTGCAGCCACGGCGGTCTTGGTAGCTAAAAACTCGTCCACTTCGCGATCGATTAATGCTGCCGGTACGGTAAATGCGAGCGGCGCCGACTACGCCGAGTACATGACCAAAGCAGCCGACTGCGGCACGATTGCCAAGGGCGCGATCGTCGGTGTGGATGCCGATGGCTGGCTGACCGACAAATGGGATAAGGCGGTTTCGTTTCGCATCAAATCGACCAATCCATCCTATGTCGGCGGCGATGTGTGGGGCACCGAGGCTGCGCTGGGCATTCAACGCCCGGTCGAACCGGCGTTCGTGGCTCCGGTCTATACCGGCAGTGAAAAGCCTGCTGACCTGGTGGATGGTGAGTCCAGCTGGACCGAGCGTGACGCCGCGCTGGCCCAGTATGAATCCGACCAAGCCGCGTATGCCGATGCCGTGCAGGCATCCCGGAATCATTTCGACACCGTGACAATGCCGGCCTATGAAGCCGCGCTGGCCGTCTTCGAAGCCAAGCTCGAAGCCGAGCGCCAAAAGGTTGACCGTATTGCTTATTGCGGCCAGGTCCCGGTCAACGTGCTGGGCGCGGAACCCGGTCAGTACGTGGTTCCGGTCAAGCATGAAGACGGCATCGGTGGCCAGCTGGTCAATGACGATGAGATCACGTTTGAGCAGTACCGGCACGCGGTCGGCGTCGTGCAGAACATTCTTCCGGATGGCCGTGCAAACGTCGTCGTAAAAGTTATTTGATAACGAAAAACAAGCTGCTTTCAACAAGACTCGCTCCGGCGGGTCTTTTTTTATGGGTAATCCGATATGACGATCGCACAAAAAAACATCATCCCCGGCGTTTTGCTTACCGGCTCCGCAGCAACGTACTACACGGCTCCAGCCCTGACCCGCGCACGCATTTGCAATGCCACGCTGACGAATAACAGCGGGGGAGCCGTCGCGTGTACGGTGAACATTGTGACGTCGGGTGACACTGCGGCACTCAAGAACCAGAAGATTTCGGCTCGTTCGATCGCCAATGGTGAGACCTACACGTGCCCGGAGCTTATCGGCCGCATCTTGGAGCCTGGCGATTTTATCTCGGCGCTGGGCCTGAGCGTCGCATTCGACGTGTCCGCGTTCACCCAAGTGTAAGGGGCTCGAAATGACCACCGTCTTGATGCCCGCCCCGAAACAGCAGCATTTCAATTCTCCCAATGGCCGTTTTCTTGCTGGCGGCAAGCTGTACACCTATGCGGCCGGTACTACGACACCAAAGGCAACTTACACCGACTCCGCAGGGCTCATCCCGCAAACGAATCCGATCATCCTAAACGCCCGAGGCGAGCCGGACAGCCCCATTTACTGGGATGGCTCATACAAAGTCGTTCTCAAGGACTCAAGCGGTAGCACGATTTACACGGTCGACAACTATAAAACCGATCCGTTTGGGATCGCGACGTTCTTTACAAATATCGCATCCAGCATCGGATCAACCTTGATCGGGATCATTCAAGGCGGCGTGGGTGCTGTACTTCGTACACTGCAAACAAAGGTGCGCGAGATCGAGGTAAGCGTCACCGACTATGGCGCGGATCCCACTGGAGTGGCAAACAGTTCCACTGCGATCCAGGCTGCCATTGACTACGTATTTGGTCGCGGTGGCGGGATTGTCGCTTTCGACACTGGTAAGTACAAGACGACAGAGACGATCACCTTGCGCAGCAACGTGCGCCTGGTTGGTCGTGTTGGTGCGTACCAGCCCGACTCCGCCAGCGGCGTGCAGATCGTCGCTAGCGGGAATAACCTGGCCGTACTGGAAGCAACCAACGTGCTCGATATCGGGGTGGAGAACATCCGTATTGATTGCTCTGCCCTGACCGGGACTCTAAACGTCGGCCTACATTTGAATGGCTTCTGGCTATCGAGGTTCAGGCGTGTGACTGTGGTTGGTATCTCGCCATCCGAGGGTTATGCGATGAAGTTCGAGACTGGCACTGGCACGCCATCATTCGGATCCCAGCATAACCGTTTTGAGCTGTGCGAATGCCCTGACGGCATGGTGCGAGGGGAAGGGAAAAGTGCTTCGGACCAGATCACGACAACCGTATTCGATACCTTCCGAGGGTTCCAGTACGAATTCCAACACTGCCAAGTCACGCTGATAAATTGCACCGCAGAGGCGTGGTCGAGCGGTAGCGGGTTCTATTTCTACGGTTCAGGCGACTCCACGATGTTTCATTGCGATATCGAGGGTACTGGACCAGTAGGCATCACTCGAGGCGATACGCACACGGTGAAAGGCGCCGAAACTTCCATCTGGGCTGGTTACTCTGGAGCGCAGCGCGTCAATGGCACCTTCACTCCACTGACCGACAACCTGCAGTCGACCGTTTCGGCAGGCAACACGTTCCCGGACTTCTTCAATCGATCGGATAACGTCGCAACCTACGCACGCGGTCTAGTGCGTGCAGATAACGTTTCCGGTGGCACTCAAAGCGGGCACGTCGAAATTCGGCGCCTCGCCGCAGGTGTCGAGGTACTGCAGTTCGAATGGAACAATCAGGTTGAGGTCGAGAACTCCAAGTCGATCGCGAACGCTGCCACGACGGTCTTTTCGATCCCGATTTCGTCTGGTGGCGGCGTGTGGGTACTGACCACTGCTCGCGGCACGCAGACCGCCGCTGGAACCTTCATGACGAAGCTCGACACAATATGCGTCAACAGTGGCGGGACGCTTTCAAAGACGGACGGGACAGCCCTATCTGTGCAGACGGGCGGTTCGACGGGCGCAATCACCTACACGATCTCTGGAACGAATCTGCTTGTGCAGTTCGCGCATGGATCCGCAACCCCTTCCACTATCAGCTTCACCATCGAGATCCATGGCGATGGCCTCAGTTACAGCAAGGCTTAACCACCCACGTGCATAACGCACTCACTCAACCGAAAGGAACCACGTATGAAGAAATCGAACATGGCAACCGGCGGCGACGGCAAACAACGACCGGCCGAGCAGAAGGCCGCGCCAAAGAAAACCGCACCGACGAAGAAGCCGACGAAATGAACTCGTGGAGATCGCGCGCCCTGGCTGCTTCCCTGATGCTGCTGGCGATCTACGGCCATGGGTGGGCAACACACCAGTTGCCGAATACACCGATAGACATGCTGCTGTACCACGGCAGTGGCGCGCTCGTCGATCTCCTCATGCTGTATGCCGCGCCGGCCGTCCTGAGTGGGCGGCTGTGCGTGGATTCTCAGAAGTTGCTGTTGGCGTCAATTGTCGGGAATGGCGCCGGCTGGCTGCTGTACATGGCATACGCGCCACCTGTTTTCTACAACGTCTACATGGTGGCGTTGACGTATGCGCAACTGATGCGCCTTATTTATCCCGACCGCCATGCTGATCCTGCTCGGAGTGATCTGGTTCGCCATCCTGATTGTATCGGCGGCGGCCGAAATACTTGAAAGACAAAATCATGAAAGATCCCGAAAACGTACGCTCCGCGATTGAGTCCGCAGCAAGCAGCCCAAAGATCGCTACCGCTGTTGCCGCCAGTACGACGGCTCTCGGTGCCGCGACGAGGATGGAAGCCATTCAGGGCTGGCTGTCGGTCGCCTCCATGGTCGTTGGCATCGTGACTGCGCTGGTCGTGCTGGGCATCCAACTGATCCGACTTGAGAAGGCCTGGCGCGAGCGCGCACAAGCAGAAAAGGAAACCGCATGAGCTCATTCGATTCCGCATTCTCCGCCATCATCGACGTCGAGAAGGGCTATTGGAATGACCCGGTAGGAGGCCCGACGAAGTATGGCGTGACCGAGCGCATAGCACGAGCATGGGGTTACAAGGGCGATATGCGCGACCTGTCGCTAGAAACAGCCAAGGCAATTGCCAAGGCGTGGTATTGGGACAAATACCAGTGCGATCAGTTCGACGATCGAATCTCGTACCAGGTGTTCGATGCGGCGTACAACGGCGGCTATCCGGTGCGCTGGCTACAGGAATGCGTGGGCGTGGAAAACGATGGCGTCATCGGCGCCAAGACCATTGCCGCAGTACGTTCGGCCGACGTGTGGAAGACGGTCGCATTGTTCAATGCCAAGCGCATCAACTACCTGACCGAGCTCAATAACTGGCCACAGAACGCGCGCGGTTGGGCGCGGCGCATCGCACACAACATCCTTATGGGGGCATGATGGACTGGCAGACAATCATCAAAACCGTGGCACCTTGGATCGGTACGGCCTTAGGCGGGCCGCTGGGCGGCGTTGCCGTGTCGGCCATCGGTGACGCGCTGGGCCTGTCCGACAAGACCGAGTCCGCTGTCAAAGCCGCACTGTCCGGCGCCACGCCCGAGCAGATGCTCGCGCTGAAACAGGCCGACCAGCAGTTTGCGTTGCGCATGCAGGAGATCGGATTCAAACAGCTGGCCGACATGGAAGCCCTAGCGTCCGGCGACCGCAAAGACGCTCGCGACTTGCAGAAAACCACACGCAGTCCCATCCCCGCCGTGCTGTCCATTCTCGTCACCGCCGGATACTTTCTTGTGCTGCTCGGCATGATGATGGGCTGGCTGAAAGCGGGCGACAGCCAGGCGTTGCTGCTCATGCTGGGGTCTCTGTCCACCGGCTGGGGCGTCGTCATGGCATTCTGGTTCGGCACCACGCGCGGTAGTGAGGTCAAGACAGAGTTGCTGGCACAAGCACCGCCCGTGGCCAAATAG